AAACGTGATCGTTGGAATTTTCCTGAATTAAAACGCGAGGCCATGGAACAATACAAGTATTGGGAACCAGAAATGGTAATCATAGAAGCAAAAGCGTCTGGTATGCCTTTAACACACGAATTACAAAAAATGGGTATACCTGTAATTAACTTTACACCGTCTAAAGGAAATGATAAGCATACAAGGGTTAATAGTGTAGCACCGCTTTTTGAAGCTGGTGCAATTTGGGCACCAAAAAAGACTTTTGCCGAAGAGGTCATAGAAGAATGCGCAGCATTCCCTTTTGGCGATAATGACGACTACGTGGATTCTACCACGCAAGCCTTAATGAAATATAGACAAGGTTATCATGTTACGTTAGAAGATGACTTTGAAGACGAGCCGACAGATAATACCAGGAGGAGGGATTATTATTAATGGAAGTAACGATTAGAGACAAACCAGCACCGGATTTTAATTACATGGACGTTCCTTTCGAACCAACAAGCAGTTTTTATCCTGATAGAATTTTCCGTGATGAAATGGCAGCACGCGAACAATTTTTTAATAGTCCAGATTTTCGAGCATCTGATGCAGGTCAAATGATTTATGCAAATACTGGTCGTGATTTAGATGTAGCAAAAGATGACTTTATAAATTTTATAAATGACTATGATTTAAAATTAAGAGAAGAACGACCTGGTGGTGTTTTAGATTACGATCCTAGAGTTTATAATTACGCAGACAATTTATACCGAGCAAGACAAAATCAATTTGCAAAATATAATCCCAAATTTGGTATGAGTGATGCGGGGCTCGAGGCCCTCGAACCTCCTACATCAATGTTTTATGGTTATCCTTACGGAGAAGAAACTGGTATGCCAGATAATCTTTCAGATTACATGTCTGATGTTTCAAAAGAAGCAACACGTTCTTTTTTAGGAAGTGGGGCTTTTTTAGGTGACACATTGTTTAATTTAGGGAGTAATATTCTTTACCCTTTTGATACAGAATCAATGACAGGTGGAGTTTTACCACGTGGTTATTTAGATATTATAAATTATACAAATGAAATGGGTGCGTTTCATGACCAATTATTAAGCCAGGGTATTTCGCCACCAGCACCAGATCAGTGGGAATCGTTAGGTTACAGCGAGAAAAAAGATATAAGTGACGAATTTAAAAGATTAACTGGATCAAAATATGATTATGATCCAACATACCAACCCATAAGTGGTGGAGTATTACAAGACCTTGTGGAACCTTTAGCAGAAGGGATGTTAATGCCAGAATCTTCGTACGAAGACATTGAAGGTATACCTGTTGTTGATCCATTATTTACACAACAAACATATAATTTAAACCCTGTGGAAATTGCAGAAATAACAGGTGAATTACCTTTTTTAAAACTTCCTTCAGGTCTTAAATTTGCAAAAGCTGGTATAGCTAAATATGCTCCAACTTTAATAAAAAAATATCCAAAAATTGCAGCTGCTTTAGGTCTTAGCGTTCCTACAATTACTGAATTTGCATTTGAAGAATAATGAACGCGCTTTTACGAAAAGCCATACTTAAATTTATCAGGGATGGCAGAACAACTGAAGCAAAAGATCAACTTAGAAAAACTCTTGGAGTAAAGAATTTTACCGGCGATAATGCAAGAGCTATAAAAGAATTATCTGTAGACGCTGGTTTAATGAAACCAGGCGATAAAGTATCACAAAAAACAGGAAAACGAGTAGGTGATCCTCAAAGAGATTATAAGAAAAAATCATTTATAGAAAAACAAAGTAAAATTTCTAAAAAATTAAGAAAAGAAGGCAAAGGAAGAAATTTAGATCCAGTTAATCAAAGAAGAATAGCCCAAGCTTTACTAAAAGGTGATGATCCAACGGTAAAAAAAGGTGGCATTGAGGGTATTATAAAAGCTGCAGTAAAAGAACCTATAAGAAGCGATACAGGAAGAACAAAAGGTTTATTATCACTTGCACGTGCAGCAATATTAAAAAACCCTAAAGATAAACAAAAAATACTTAGTAGACAAAATTTATTAGACTATGATGTGCAAATACAACCACAGTTAAATAAGTTAGATGATCTAGCTAGACAAATAGAATATTTTAGACAAAAAAATATATCTACCACACGTTCGCCAGCACAACATTTATCAGATTATAACAAACTAGAAAATTTGATGAATCAATACATACAACTAACAGCTAGATTAAGAAAAAAATTAGATCCAAATTTTGATATGACTTCGTACCAAAGAAGCATGATACCACAAAAAATGACTTTTGGTCATGAATCTGATTTAGGATTAAACATAGAAAACGCAAGATTAGGTAATGTAGGGTCAGGTTTTTCTGATTTTTTAACAACAGATGTAAACCGTTTAACAAACTATTTACCAGAAATAGGACCTTTGAATCGTGCTAAATTAGATTTAGATACAGCTATTATGCAATCAATGTTTCAAAATCCAGCAGGCCAACCAACATCTGCTGGCATAAGAGAGTTTTCTAAATTGTATGATAAGGCTGGAATAAGATCTGTATTACCATCACGCACAGGTAAAAAAATGATTTTAGGTACACCAGATGTTTACACTCAAATGGATTTTATGAAAAAAGCTTTAGATCGTAATCGACTACCTTTTCAAGGTATGAATAAAAAGAATTTACAAGAATTATTGTACGGTCAAAAATTGTTAAGTGATTTTGGTTACAAAAAAGGAGGAAAAGTTCCTGCATACATGGCTGGTGGCATAGGTAAACTTGGAGCAAAAGTTATAAAAAATTTAGTAGGTAAATTATCTAACAAGGAATTAAAAATGATTTTAGATACATCTTTTAAAGGTACCAATCCGAGCAAATCACCTGCGAAAATTAGACAAAACAAATTATTAGAAAAATTAGGACCAGATAAATACAGATATAGAAACGTTAAGTCAGAGGTGTACGAATAATGGTAATACCTAGCATTACACGTAGAGCTTTTATGAAAGGCATTGCAGCGCTTGCTGGTAAAGCAGCAATGCCAAAAACTGTTAGCAAAGCCATGGAAGCAGTGACACCATCATCAGTAAACGTGGACAGTGCACCGTGGATACAAAACATGGTAGGTTCTTTAAAAAGTATTGTTGATAACCGTAAACTTAAATCGTTGTTACCTAATGGTGCAGAAGTAAGATATGTTAAAGCACCTGCAAACGAATTTGATTCACATACTTTGTCTATTAAAACAGCTGACGGCGATAGAGATTTTATAAAATACCATGAAACAAAAGGAGATATAGATATTGAGTTTGATATTCGTGATGACTATCACAATAACCAACATATATACGTTAACAAAAAAACTGGTGCTACAGAAATAGTTGATGACAACTATTACATGACAGGACCAGAGGATTATGCAAAAGATGACCCAATTGTTTACGATGCAACAAGAGAGGCTATACGTAAAAAAATGATACTTGCTGATGAAAAACCAGATGACTACATGTATGATTACATGTCAATGCCAGATGATTCTGACTATGGTTATTTGTTTGAAAGATATGCAGATACGTTTTCGCCTTCCGGTGGCATATTTAAAACTAAACAATTTGCTGATAACGAAAGAGCTAAAAAACTTATGCAAGAAGAAATGGATGAAATAATGTTTGAACAACAATTTAGAGATGGTAATATACACGGTTTTAATAAAGGAGGAGTTATGAAAGACGTTGTACCACCATTAGATGGCTATGCAGCTGGTGGCGTAGGTAAAAAAATAATACAAAGAGCTGCTCCAAAACTTTTAGA